AAATATTTGGGTCGAAAAGGTTGAAGGAAAAATAGTAAAGGTCATTTATACGTCAACCTGCTGGAGTGGTGACATGCGGACGTATTACGTCGAAGACGACAATATTGTAAAGATTATTGATACATATCACGGGATTAACAGGCGCTATATTACATTCAAAGATGGGGTTATCAGTTCTATTGAGTATAGCCGTAGAAAGTGGAATACCGTATATAAAATCGGAGATCGTGCTCCAACGTTGGACGAATTAATCTAAAAAAATACATTTATGTATAAAAAAAAAGAAAATGGTTCATAATTGTGAATCATTTTAAAAATTATACTTGCTTTTATTTACAGGGTATATTATTGTTTCATCTTTAAAGTAATCATAAAATATATAGGTTTATTTCCATTTTTAAAAATACTGTTTAATTATACAACATAAAAATCTTATGAATTGTAAAATATCCATAAATTCGGTAGCACAAGAAGTGCGATTAAGAACCATATATAAATTCATTGTTTGTGCATTGATTTTTATTACCAAAGTAGTTTTTATCATCTTGAAATATACTGTGTGTAGAGTTTCATATTTATTGATACAGAAGGATTGTTTTAGATTTTATTATATATTATAAAAAGTACACTAAACAAATTGAATGTAAATACATGTTTAGATAATAGTAAAATAAATAAATAGTTTAATTTTTCAGAAATAGTGAATCCTTGTAATAATAATATAGCATACCATATGATAAATAAAGAAGCTTTAAAAGATTATTTCTATAAAAATTGGTAGATATGTTATAAATTCAAAGTGAAAGTAAATTTTGATATTACATAATATTATAATACAATGAATGATGTTGTCATTAAAATCAACAAAAACAAAGAAATTATAAAAGATAATTTATTTGTTGCTTGTATTTTATGTAATGATACCGCAATATTTTATAATAGATTAAAAGCATTTTCTATATTGCCTAACTTGCTTATTTCAAGTGTAGCAGTTATAATAAACCAACATAATTTTGATAATCCGTTTATTTTACAAATCTTTAATACCATGGTAAATAGTATAACAGTGTTGTTAGTAGGATTATCAACAAGTTATAAAATTTCAGAAAATGCTGATACGTTTAGAAATAGCTATAATGCTTTAACAAAGTTGCTTCATGATTTGGAAAATAAGGAGATGCTTGAAAATGGAATAAATTCGGATATTATTATTTTGATAACAAATCAATATGATATGGTTCTCGATACATTGCCACAAATTCCTTACCATATTCGAAACAAAGTTCGGGATACGTGGAAAGGGAAAAAGCATCTACCTATTATGATCAATGGATATGCGAAGGAAGAAAATAGATAAGCATCTTAGCCGTACTTTAAATATAAAGTTTTTGAGGATACAATCTATAGTTGTTTTACAGATTTGAAAAAATGAGAATAACTGGTTTAGTTGGAATAAGCAAGACCACCCATACCAGAAAGTATGCGGAGGACATTGTAATTAACAGCATACACTGAAAGATCTGTGTCGCTAGATCCAGTGCAGTGAAGAGTGGCGGTATCAATGCGAGACATGTTAAGAGTGCCGGATGGTTGGTGTTCTTCCGGTTTAAGACCGAATGAATATACATTGATGTGTTTTTCGGCTGGAACATTTTCGTGGTGTTGGTAAGGTTGAACATGAGAGAAATAGTACGCATCACGTTCCGCAAAACGGTCATTTCCGTTAAGTTGAAGTTTAACTTTATTAACTTTCTCGAAATCGTTCCAAGCGGCAGTACCAGAACTATCTTTAGCAACCCATACAAGTTCTTTAACAGGGTGGTTGAAGTTGAGTTTGACTTTGTTTCCTGAAGTGCCGATTCGTTCTGAGCCAGTGAATTGAACTTGCTCAATAAGGTATTCGTGAGACATTTGGGCAAAACGGCGGCGTTCGTCAGTATCAAGGAAGATATAATCAACCCATAGGGACGCACCTTCCATGGTAATAGCGGTCATATCAGTAGTAGAAGCAAAGGTGATGTTAACCTTAACTTCATGATACTGAAGCGCAATAAGTGGAAGAGCAAGACCTACATTACGGCAGAACCAGAATTCAAGAGGGATATAAAGTTTAACGGCATCGTCAGCAGCAAGACCTTCTCCAACCATTTTCTTGAAACCATCGCGTTTTCCAGAAGGAAGTGAAAGTTCATTCCAAATATACATCCATTCGGAATATTGACGGTCAATTAATTGACCACCGATTTCAAGCTCAACTTGTTTAAGGAGTTTGTGTCCGGCATAACTTTCATTATCATTGGCTGTGCATTTAACATCTGCGACAACATACATCTTGTGAATAAGGTCACCATTACGAGATATTTGAGCAGTGACACGGTTTCCAAGGGCTGGGTTGCCATTGAAAGTTTGTTCAATCGCTTCCATAGAGAAGTTAGTATGACGGCGATATACTACCTTAAAGAATGTAATCTGTGGATTGCCCGTAAGATATACATCTTGGGCGCCATAAGCAACTAATTGAAGAAGACCTCCTCCCATTTTCTTTTTATATTAAGATAAGAAAAAAAAATTGCGAAATTAATTGCTATATGCTAAACCACCCATTCCGGATAGTATGCGAAGAACATTATAGTTTGTGGCATAAACGGTTGCGTTTCCATGCTGTTTTGATTTTATTGATAGCACTGCAGTATCAATACGCGACATGTTAAGTGTTCCAGATGGTTGATGCTCTTCTGGTTTAAGACCAAATGAATAAACATTGATGCCTTTATTACTTGGAACGTTTGTATGATGTTGATATGGTTGAACAAGAGAGAAATAGTCACCATCACGCACTGAGAAGCGGTCATTGCCATTAAGTTGAAGGAGAGCACTGCTTACCATGTTATCACCCTTAGGAGTAATACCATATACATTTTGCGTTAATAACACATTACTGGTATCAATAGTCATATTTTCTGGATCATTTACATTATAAGACTCTTCTGTAGTGAAGTTATACCATTGATGATCTAAATATATGTCTTCTGTTTTTTGAACATACCAAATGAGTTCTTTTACAGGATGATTGAAGTTAAGTTTTAGTTTTTCGGTACTCATTGGATTAGAAATTTGTTCAGTTCCTGTAAATTGAACTTGTTCGATTAGATATTCGTGCGACATTTGAGCAAAACGTCGGCGCTCATCAGTATCAAGGAATATGTAATCTACCCATAATGACGCATTGAATGATGGATTTGTTTCACAATTACCATTTCTAGTATATGCTTTACCTTTGTATGTACATTTACTAAGAGGAGCAAATTTAATATTTACTTTTACTTCGTGATATTGTAAAGCTATTAGTGGAAGAGCAAGACCTACGTTGCGACAGAACCAAAATTCTAAAGGAACATATAATCTTGGTTTAGATTGTGAGAAAGAAGTCATATCACTATCAGCACCAACCATGATGTCCCATCCTGTACGTTTTCCAGAAGAGAGTGATAATTCATTCCATATGTACATCCAATCAGAGTATTGTTTATCAATTTGTTGTCCACCTATCTCAAGTGTAACAGATTCAAGAAGACGAAGACCAACATAATTTACATACCTATCATAATCCTCTCCTAATAAATCGTAGCTATCAATATTATTACCATTTATAATATCCATATCAACTTCAAGATACATTTTGTGAACTAAATCTCCATTTCTGGATATTTGAGCTGTTACAGTTTTATCAAAACCAACATTTCCGTTGAAAGTTTGTTGAATAGATTCCATTGAAAAGTTAGTATGACGACGATATACTACCTTGAAAAAAGTAATTTGTGGATTTCCTGTAAGGTAAACATCTTGGGCTCCATAAGCAACTAATTGAAGAAGACCTCCTCCCATATTTATATTTATTAAAGAAAATAAATATAAGAAACAACACTATTCTATTTATAGTAAAATGATGTTTAAAGAAAAATCATCAAAAAAAAGGATACATGTTGTAGATAATAAGAAAGAGATATCAACTCTGGATGCTTTACATAGCAAAGCTATCGAGAATTTTAATACAATAGATGAAGATATTAGAAAAACTGAATCAAATTTACATATTATTAACCAACAATATGAAAGTAACTTACAAGAAATCAGTATATCAAATGATGTAAGTAATATTAATCAAATATGTATTAGTAATATTTCATTAAAAAATCAAATTATTCAATTAAAATCAACTTTAGAGAAATTGAATGATAATGATGAAATTGACTATTACGAGAAAACGGGTGCTATAATGTTTGATTACTATAACATGATTGAAGAGCAATCATCTCATTCTACAAAGAAGAGTAATATTAATTTAAAAAAAAACAAAATTTTAAAGGATTTATTTTGCGGAACAGAGGTTGAAGAAGAAAAAGTTGAGCAACCATCTATTGATAAAACAACTTTGATAAATGAATATTTATCTCTTACAAATAATCAATACACATTTCATAGCGATGGTGTTGTTGTTGATGATGTCTGCGAAATTTGTGGAGAAGAAATCATACCATTATTAACAGATGCTTTAATAATTTGCAATAATTGTGGAAATCAAGAAGTACTATTGATTGAACAAAATAGACCATTACTTAAACATAAAAGCAAGGAAAATCAACATTTTAGTTATAAACGAATAAACCATTTTAGAGAATGGTGCAATCAAGTTCAAGGTAAAGAGAGCACTGATATACCAGATGAAGTTTTTGAGAAAATTCTTAATGAACTCAAAAAGGAAAAAATAACAGATACAAAAACCCTTACTTATAAAACAATGAGATGTATTTTGAAAAAACTAAAAATAAATAAATATTATGAACACATTAATTATATAATCAATAGAATAAATGGTGTTCCTACTCCACAATTCTCAACAGAATTAGAAGAGAAACTTTGTCAAATGTTTAAAGATATTCAAGGTCCATTTTTGAAGTATTGTCCTAAAGAACGCAAAAACTTTTTATCATATAGTTATGTTTTATACAAATTCTGTGAAATCCTTGGACATTACGAGTATTTGAAGTTTTTTCCTTTACTCAAGAGCAGAAGTAAAGTTGCTAATCAAGATTGGATTTGGAAACAAATTTGTAAAGATCTTGGGTATCCTGTTATATCGAGTTTATAACATTGGGAAACCAACCATTCGGAAACCGCTTCCCATTCCAATCCCTTGTCTTGCTCCATCTGAAAGTGCTGGAGCAAGTAAGTCAAGTATGGCAAGAACACACGCTGCTGTTAGCGCGATCGCGAACACTTCAGTTAGAGATAGCTTGTTTTTTCCGGGTAATATTAATGCTACTAAACCCACTGCAGCACCTTCAAATAGTAGTTTTACCACCCGTATACTTAGTTCATTATAGTCAATCTTGTATTCCATTTTATATATTAAAAAGAAAAATATTTTTATTCAGGATATAAAGAAATAATTTTATTGAGAAGTTAAAATGGAAGAAGAACTTATCCCTGTTCAAAAAAAAGATTTTCTTGAAGAAGATCCCTCCATTAGAAATCAAAACTTTTATTGTGTTTCTTTCATTTCTCCAGAAGATGTTTTGAAAGAAAAGGATGCCTTCTATTTTCATAAATTTCTTGAAAGTTTTAGTCAAGATATGAATAATATGTTTAATACATTAATTGAAAAATATCCAGATGATAAAACTGTTTTCGATGCTGTTAAAGATAATCATTCTCATTTATTCAAATTTGAAGATATGAATGAACAATTTAATTTCTTTAAAAACAAAAATGAAGAAGAAATTGAAAAGGAATTTCATTCTAAACAAAATTTTAAGACAACTGTTAGAGGGTTGAAAGTTCGTGGTGTATATGATACAATGGATGAAGCAAAAAAACGTTGTGATGTGTTAAAGAAAATTGACCCAAATTTTAATATTATGATTGGACAAGTTGGTTGTTGGTGCCCTTGGTCACCAAATCCAAATGATATTGATGACCAAAATTGGAGTGAAACTCAACTTAATACTCTTATGATGAATTACAAGAAAAACAAAGAAAGCAAAGATGAACTATTTAATGAAAGGACACAAGTCAGTGTATCATCTGCAAAAACATTTGAGGATATTTCTTCAAATGTTGATACTAAAAATTAAGTTATTTAATAATAACAATCCTTCTTTTTAACAGTGATTTTTGTTTTCTGTTTTATCAGCAAATTTGGATCATATTGCTCCTCATATTCTTCTTCATCATCAGCTATTGCTGATTTTTGATCTTGAATTGCCTGTAAATCCCATAAATCATCCCTGCACATCTTAAAATCACTTTCGGTTGCTTTATACCAAAATACTTGGTCTTCTATCTTATTACTTTGAACTTTGTTATTTATTACTAAACATTCGTAATTTTCTGTACATGAATCCATTACAGTACGAAATACATCAAAATTTGGAAACATTCCAGCATAGTGCTCATATATCTTTTGTTTATTCCTTATCATATTATCCCGAAATATAAAAATATAGTCAATGTTTGCTCGTAAATGTGGTGGAATACCAAGTGGAAACTGCATAGTTATTAAGAAAAATATCTTATAATGACGCCCATTCATAAAACAACTTTTAATATTTATATCCTTTGTCCAACTATTATCATATAAACAATCATCCAATATTAAAAATGCTCTTGGATCAATAGAACTATACCCCGTTCTTTCTTTCTCTTTGTTTACTTTTTTGCAAATCTTAACTTGTCTATCCATGAATTTTTGAATGATTTCTTGGGTATAACTCTCATGTATCAACATTTTGGGAATGAATTTTTCAAAATACTTATTTGCTATTTCAGTTGGACTGATTGTCATACCTATAGGTATATTCTTATGATGACTTAAAATATCTTTCATACAAAATGATTTTCCGGTATTTCTTTTTCCTATTAAAACAATAGTACTATCATCTTTTATTGAGTTTGGGTCGAATTTTTTAAGTTCTAACTTCATTGTTTATTATTATTATTATTCTTTTTATACCA